ATATTCCTTTAAAGTTAACTTTTTTAGCTGGTTTAGAGATATATTTTTCTAGCTTGTTTAGCTCTTTATCAATTGGCTCTTGCTTCTTGTCACTACTAACATAAACAGGGCTTAGCGCATCATACAAACCGCCAATATCACTACGATAGCTTATAGGTCTGCCCCATACGTCAGTATTGTAAGGTAAGTCTTTTGATAACCCTGGTGTTCTTCTGCGTATGGTTTGCCCCATGTTATAAGCTGTTCTTGCGTATGGATCCATGGCCTTTGTTATTTCTGCTACACCTGTTGGAATTACTGACCCAGCAAGTCTATTGCCCCAGTTTTGCCCATGTCTTTTTGGGTCGCTCATCATTTCAAAGAAACCAGAAACACCGCTCATATATTGCTGTGAGCCTACCTGATTGGCAACGGCCATTATAGCCGCCATCCATGCCGATTCTGCCGCTTTATCTTCGTCACCAATATCTGATTCTTTTAATATTTCAACCATGTTAGAGGCTAGCATTATAGGTGTACTAAATGGCTCCATACCTCTTACGCCATAATAGCTAGTTGAACCATCTTCGTTTTCAACTTTTATACTGTTAGGCTGCCAGCCTGTACGCTTTAACTGCTCGCGTTGTTTCCAATCGCTAGGCCCTTCACCTGTAATCTGGCCGCTCATAGCTAAATCAGCCATTGCCAACATTATAGCCGAACCTGTAGCAACTTTACTTAGTGCTATATCAGCCCTTGCCCCACCTGCTTGCATATCTTCTCGCCACCTTTGGACTAGTGGTGCCAATGGTGTTCTCTCGAAAGTGTATCGGCCTATATTGTATGGTGTTCTCACAAAAGGCATTATTATTGTACCGATACCATAAGGTAAAGCACCTGTTTTTTTGAAGAACTCCCATACGGGCGTGTCTTTTGGTTGCTCAGTAAACGCCACTTGTTTGGCTAGCTGGCGAGCATTGTCTTTTACCGCTTCTTGTGGGCTATCAACTATCTCTTCAACTCTAGCGTTAAACTGTTCTTTTGTTATTTTACCGTCAGCAACTTCGTTACTAGCTTGCCTTATAGCTTGTGCGTTTACTTCCATTCTATAAGCTGTAGTTGTGAAAACCTCATCCATCATTCCAAGCGCATGAGTTGGGGCCATAGTTACTGAGTTTATAAAAGATAAACCTCGACCAAGCATAGATTCTTTTTGCACGTTCCATACTTCTGGATCAAAAGCCCCTAGCATAGCCTCGTCAACTTTACCTGTGCCCCAACCAGATTTACCTGTTGCCATGTACTTTCTTGCTGTACCTATTTCCCCGCCAGCTTCTTCAATAGCTTTTTCAGCGCCTACAATATCGCCTTGCTCACGTAGTTTTTTGGATTCCTTTAATACTCGCTTACCTTTGCTAGATGTTACAAATGTTTCTCTTGCGCCTCTAAGTAAAGAGCTAACCATTGCCATGGCTTCACCTGCTGCCACGTTTTCACGACCTAAAGCTTGACCTAATAAGTTAGCCCCTTTTCTTTCGTAAACCTGCTGAGCAATCGCAGAAGTAGCGCCAACAACGTTACGTAAATGCGTCTTAGGGCCTGATAACATAGAAAAGTAGAAAGCTTGTTTTATGGCGTCACCTGTTTTCGCCCATGCTGATTTTTCTATAAAAGCATCCATTTCTTTTATCATGCCCTGCTCGGCTAAGTCTGCAACGCGCTGTGCCATCATTTGAGCGCCTTTACTACCACCGCCCATTGCGAGTATCTGTTCGACCTCATCCATCTTCATGCTGCCTGTGGGGATTCTCCACGATGCTAAAGCTCTGGCTGTTTCGGTTCTTGCTGCTATAACTTCTCGCTGTACTTGGTTGTGTACTGCGGCCATCTTTTTAAATGCCATTAGATTGGCTGGCGTTGGGTCTAATGCTGCTTGCTTAGATACCTTGCTAAGATTATCAGCACTTCTGGCCCATAATTCACGCGCTGCTATTGACTGCTCAGCGTTTAGTGGTTGACCTTGTCTTCGGTTGCTTAATGTTTCCCAAGCATCAACACCTTCTGCATTAAGCTTCATTTGCTCAAAGCTCTGTTTGCCTCTTCTGGCTTCGTCAATTTCTGGCTGCATCTTGTCAGCCATATCACGCATTAAAGCCTTAACATCATCTGGACTATCAATCCTAGACCAATTAACAAACACTTCACCCTCGTCAACGTCAACATTAGGTCGGTTGATTAAGTCTTGTGGTGATACGTCAACTTCGGTTAAGTCTTTTGGTTTAGGCTCAAACCCATCAATAGCCGCTTGTATTTGTTCCGGCGTTATTTCTGGATCAAAGGCTTCACCCTGTTTAGAGCCAAAACCAGATTCAACAGCGTTTTCTTTAATAGCTTGTTTTTCTATTGCTTGCGCTTCTCGCTTGGCTATCCTTGCGTTACGTAAAACCTTTAAGCCTGTTAATAATCCATCAACAGCAACACCTATACCCAAACCTTCAACAGCGTTTTTAAACCTACCTTCTGCTGCGTTATCATCTGGAGAAGCTGCCAAGAATTCTGTTACAGGGTTTTGTAATGCGGGTGACGACTCAACAAGGTTTGATAGTCTTTCTTCCTGCGGATCAAATACAGTAAAATCAGCTATTGCTCCTTGTAGCGCGGCTTTTCCAATCTTGCCCGCTGTAGTTGCAGGCTTTAAAGCTTGTATAGGCTTTAACTTTCCAGCACCAACAAACCCAGCAACAAATTGAGATATACCGCGAATCAAACCGCCTGTTACGCTGTCAGCTTTGTCTGTGGTTGGTATCTGAATATTATCTGCTTCGGCTAACTCTTCACCGCTAGCTAGTGATATACCATCTTCATTTACTACAACGCCACCTAAATCAACAACGTTTTCATTAAGCCAGTCGCCTAGCTCTTTTGTTAAATCTAATGTTTCGTTTACAGCATCAGCAAAGCCGCCTATTGCTTGTAAAGGCATTTCAATAATACCTTCACCAACATCAGCTAAAAAGCCTCCGCTTTCTTCTTCTGCCTTTGGTGCTTCTTCTTTTTCTTTTGGCTCTTCGTTTACAGCTATACTATCCCACTCTGATTGCTCTGTGGCTTTGTCGATTTCGTTTAGTAATTGACTGTATTCAACGTCAGCGGTCAACCCTTCTTGGTCAAGTGCTTCTGCTTCTAACATTTGCTGTTCAAGTGGTGCTGCCTTTGCTTCTTCGGGTGTAATACCAACAAGTAAAGCGCCACCACCTACGCCAGCTAATAAGTTACTTGAGCCTTTTTTATCTGGGTCAAATGCTGCCCTAGTAGATCTAATGCTTTCAGCTTTAAAGACTGCTACTGTGTCTTGGCTTATCTTGTTTGCTTTGGCTGTTTTTCCGTCGGTAATACCTCTGAATATAGCTGTGTCATAGCCTTTATCTTTTAAAAGCTTTGACATTTCATTTGTGTCGGTTAATTCTGGGTAGTTTCTATTTTGCCCATCACTCCATCGCCACCCGTTTTTATTTAAAAAGCTATCCCTTACATCTATATCTAGGTCAGGCTCTAGCTGCATTTGTGACCACGTACTGGTAGGTGAAGATCTAACCTCTGCGGTATTTCCTTTTTTTATATTTAAATCAAGGACGTTCTTCGCTTGGCCTTTTTTTGCTTTACCTGTCGCGTAGGATGATGCAACTTCTGGGCTGCTAGACATAAAAAAAACATCGCTTGGAGCGTCACTCCTACTATTAAATGCTGAATCTTTCGCGCTGAACTCGTCAAAATCAGCCAGTGTACCGTGGTAATAAGTTTCGCCAACATCAAACCCCTGCTGCTCAGCTCTTGCCATTCTGCTGGCTTTATCCATAGGTAAATCGACTTGGTTGGATATCTCGGCAAGCGCATCATCAGTAAAACCGTCAGCAGTTGCTTGACCTGCCTTTGTTGCTTCATCTGTAGAATCAGTTAAAGTCTTTATTAATTGCGTAAGTGGTTTAGCCATTATTGCTTACTCTCCAAGTATTTCTTCCAAGTGATAATGTTTTGTTTGCTTTTTTGGTATTGCTCTTCGCTAATTTTACCACTCTCGTATTCTTTTTGTAGACTTGTTTTAGCCTCAATTATGTCTGACATTTCTAGCTTGTTTCTAGCTTTCTTGATACCAAAAGGCAGTTTACCTGAAACAACAACAGGGCTTTCTGTAATTTGATACTGCGACCATATTTGCTCCACTTTGTTTATTGTCTCTATAGGGTCGGCGTTTTGGTTTTCTGCAAACCACTGATTAAAATCATTGCTCGCATTTGCGTACCTTTCGCCCGCACCTATTGGTGGGTTAAGCTCATTAGTTCTTGATACTCGACTAAGGTAGTTAGTCGCCTGTTTATATGGCGTTGGTATCTCGCCTTTTTCCTCTGCCTGTGCAAGGCTAACTATTTTATTAAAGTCGCTTATAGTTAAATCTCTTTTTAATAAAGCGTTTTTTGCGTCTGCTATCGCTTCTTGCGGGCTTGTTTCAGCTAAGCTGTAAAGTCTGCCGTATTCATTTATATTGGTAGTTGGTTTTGACTTAGTGCCGCTTGCTTCACCTAGAAAGTATTTGTAATCAGCTTGTGATAGGTTATCTCTATTGCCCTGAACATCATCTAAGGTAAGCTCATTAGCTGCTTGCTTATCAAACAAGTCTTTGGCGGTTGACTCCTCAATAAACTTTTCTCTATCGTCAGCCAACTTATCGAACTTTCGTTGTTGCGCTATATATGCGGCATCTTGCTCAGAAGCTTTTCTTGAAGCGTACTGCGTTAGCTGCAATAACTTTTGTGGCTGCATGTTTTTAATGTAACTTGGCTCTTGCAACATTTTTAATGCTTTATCTGGGTCTGCGTCAGCAATAGAAGTTATTTTTATATAGCCTATGTCGTTTCGAACCATGCGCTTTTTTTCTTGCTTCTCTATCTCGGTTAACTGCGAGCTATCAATAGCCGCAATAGATAGCTTTAAGCTTTGCTCTGACAGGTCGGGGTTATTATAGACGTTACTTACTTCTGTGTTTATTAAGTCATTAACCAAGCCCGCTGAATAAGCCTTATTTAAGTCTTGAGCAGTTCTCGTTATATAACTGTAGTTTTTTGCTTTAAGGTCTGAAAACAAGCTCTGTGCGGCTTCTGTCTGATATTCATCCCCAGCTATCTCATCAGCGTATGCTCTTGCTGATTCCATAAAGGTGATCATGCCCTGCTCGTATTCGTCACCAGTTTTTGACTCTTGGCGCAGCTGTCTATCCATCATGGCAAAGTCTTGTGAGAATTGGTTGTTCTGCTCAATAGCAAAGTCACGCGCTTTATCTTCTTTGGCTTTTATTTTTTGCTGCTCTATTTTATCAACAGCTCCACCAATGGATTGCCCAATTTGTGCAATGCTTTGTGCTTTTTGTGATTCGTATGCGGCAACGCTTGGCATCATAGCCAAACCTCTAACACCTGTTCTTACTGCGCCCGGTAACTTCATTTATTTACCCCAGATTCCAGTGGCTATACTACCAGCACCGCTAAATAAGTTAGTTATAGCTTGATTTTGTAGCTGTTTAACTTGCAATTCACCACCAGCTTTAGCAACCTTGACTTGTTGCTCGCCAGATTTTTTAAGCCATGCTAGTTGAGCCGCGTTTTCTTTTTTAGTGTCGGCAATAGCTAACGCTCTTGAGCCTGTACTCTGAACGCCGCTAGCAGCGCTTACAGCACCCATTAACGCTTCACTATCCATTATATCAGCTTGAAGCCTGCGTTGTTCTTCCTTGTTAGTTTGCTCCATTAAATCAGCATTCATAGCATTGATGCGTCTTTGCTTTTTAGCTCCTTTTAATGAGCTGGCTGCACCAAATAGAGCAGCACCGCCCGCAATAATCTGTCCCCACATAATAACCCCTTAAAGCTTGTTTTGAGCCATTTTACCAAACAGCCCCGTAATTGTTAGTTTGTAAGGTAAAGATTGCGTTACCTTTATGCTACCGTCATTATAACCTAAATTGTTTACCACTACATCACCAGTTAAATTAGGTTGCCTGTAGCCCATAGGTGTCTCAGGGTACCTGACTTTTTCGCGCTTGCCGTTTATTAAAGGTACGGCACTTTGATACACTCTTGCTGTTATTTCATTAAAGCGCTTATTAAAACCCATGCTTGTACCTGCTTGTGATCCAAAATCTGGCTCTAGCGTAGTAATACTTATAGGCATTTCCAAACCCACAACAGCTTTATCTTCAAAGTAGTTCAACACTCCGTCACCGTTACTATCTAAAGTAATATTAGGGTGTTGAGCGTCGTTTATTTTAACAATAACCTCTTGCCCTGCTAGATGGGGTACACTTATATTTTCGCTTGTAGTTTCAATTACTGAATAGCTATCCATGTAATCACTACCAAGCTCTTCAACATAAGTAACAGCTTGCCCGTTAATAACTCGTTGCACTGTTAATGTTAGTATGCTAAAACCTGCTTTCTCACTTACGCTAATACCTAATACATTAGCAATTGAGTGCTTATGCCAACCCATAGTGTCAGTATACGGATCATAAGTGCAACCAATCAGTGTACCATCATCCAATAAACACCAGATAATACTCTCAGGGTTACGCGCATAAGCGATGTTGATGATCTTTCTGTTTAGTGTGAGGTTTTCAGCGGTGAAACTAATTTCACTTGCTCGCCATTGGTTCTGATCTTCCTGATAGCGTATAGCTAATAGCTTTCGACCATCGCCTGAGATAAACATAACCATACTACCAACAAGCGTACTATTAACTGAATCGCCGCCCTCTGCGCTTTGCTGAGCGACAAAAATATCATCTGGTGTAATAATACCTTGCGAGCCATTAACTATAAACTCACCGGCGTTAGTTCCTATAACTAAGTTGTTGCCGCCTTCCATCCATCTAATACGGCCAGCTTTTGATAATGAGAACTCTAGGCCGTCATTGGCGTTTGTACCTGTTGAAAGATCTTCCAGCTCGTTGTCTGGCGTTGTTTCATCATTTGATTTACTACCCCAAAATGTTTGAGGTTCAGACTGCACACCTGACCACCAACTGCGACCCTGAAAGAATGTAAGCGTTGTTGGGTAATTGCCTGCAATCCATGATGCCGGCTTACCGCCAAAAGTAACTAAGTTAAAAGACCATTGATTTAAGTCTATATCATAATTAAGTTTATAAGGTGGCTTATCTTGACAGACAAAATACATACTAAATTCGTTTGGCGCCATTTCGACTTGCATTGTCCTTATATCGTCTTCATTCCATACATGGCTAAACTCTATAGCGCCACTACTAGTTAAAGATGATGTTACAGACTTTAAAGATCGAGAACCATAAACAGGCGTACCCGAAGGTATTCCGCCAGGGCTTATGTCATTAATACAAGAAAATGTAATCCAATAGGTTGTTAAACCGTTAGGATTAAATGTAACTTCAGCATTGTTAACATTAATAAAACTTTGCTCCAGCAAGTCACCAGCTCCAACAGTTGTACCTATACTAATCTTCATTGTTGCCGGTACTGCTGGCGTTATAGCTTCGCTAGTAAAACTTACGAGCCTATCTTCGTTCTCCGTACCTGCAGCAACTGTAACCTCTTGAGATACACCCGCTGTTGCACCATTTACAACTGGCTCAGGCGTTAATAGTGCCGCACCACTTGACCAAGTAACCGTTGATTTGCCACTTGTAAATAAACGCGTCCAGCCTGTTAAATCAATACTAAAACTAGTGTTCACCAAGTCATCCTGAAACAAGGCACCAGAGGCACCATTAACTATCAGCCTGCCATCTTCGGTTGCTATTGCTGTGAATGCCTCACCAGTGACATTATTTGGTATCAATTGAAAAGGAAATGGCCGCGCATAGTTATCTCCTAAATCTTCCATAAATACTGTACCGTTTCTTGATTCCATAGGGCCGTGCCTAGTAACAATCATGTTGTCACTATCTTTAAGCCCTGAACGGTATTGCGGTAAATCACTGCGCGACCAAAAACGTGGCGATAATATTCCCGATGTAAAAGTTGTTTGTATAGGGTAAATATTCATTATCTAAGTCTAGCCCCTATTAGAATGTTAGAGCGCATAACTTTTGTGCGTCCGGTCATACCATCGCTAGCCGCTGCCTCGTCAACTAAGATTTTATACTCATTAAGCAAATCTAATTTTAGTTGCCTATTTGCCGCAATAGGTATAGCTAATCTTGATGCTAAGTTAGCAGCTAAAGCAGTTATAAAAGAATCAGTAAAACGGTTTGGGTCTTCCACCTTTTCAATGTACTTAACCCATACCTGTTCTTTAGTGTTAGCGCTAATATATTCACCTTCTTGCTGCCACTGCAAGCCGTTATGGGTATAACGAGTATTCGTATTGCCTCGCTTATTGTCCCATACTTCAACAATACGTGAGCAATCATCGGGTACTTTAAAGCTTGATTGAAAACCAAAAGCAGGTTCAACAGTAGCAGACTCGGCAATCTCAATGCGCTTGGTTGCAAAATTCCAATCGACAGCCTCTAAAA